ATAAAAAATTATTTGAAAAATTAGAATCAGGAAACACAGGATATAATTATAACTAATGGACTTAAAAGATAAAATTGTAGGACTTGCTTTAGCAGCAGCTATTGGACTTATTGGTTGGAATTTACATGAAACTTGGAATATGAAAGAACAAGTATTCAAACTTCAACAAGGTCAAATAGTATTACATAAACAGATTAAAAAGATTAACAATACTTTTAAAAAGAAGTTTAAAAAAAAGAAAAAGAAGAATGATTAAATATGTATTTATTCTCTTTCTTTTCTTAGCTAGTTGTAATCATGTATGTCCTGATAAAACTACAGTTAATGTTGGTACTACTGAAGTAGATGCTGACAATGATAATAAGAATAAAACACAAGATAAAAAATCTATTACTCAGACTTGGAAGTGGGGAAAGAAAAAGTGTGCAGAAGAAGAATAAAAAACGTAATCCTTTTGCTAAACAATTAATACTCTTTAGACAAAGAATTGTTAAAAGTAAGAAACGATATCAAAGAAAGAATAGAGATAACTCTATACAATTAGTTTAGTAGGTTTAGGTTCATCTTCTTTTGGCTTACCAAATACATTAAAACTAAATGATCTACGTTCACCTTTAGATCTAAAAGGATATACCATGTGGTACATCCACCAAGGAAAGATATAATAATCTCCAACCTTTGGTCTAATCCTTACAGTATTATTGGAGAACAAATGGACTTGTCCAAATTGCATTTCAATACTACCTGCAGATGGATAGTGATCGTTATCTTCTTTCTTCCATTCTTCTTCTATACCATCAGGAAGTTTAAGATAACCTACGCAGGACATATGACAGTTAGTATGATAATGAGCTGGGTTAAAATCTCCAGCAAATGTACGAACGTACCATCCTGATTTGAATATTATTCTATCTAATTCTTTTTTGTTTTCAGGATGTGCAGCAATATAAGCATCCATCAACTTACCAAAGTAAGTTCCCCATTTAGAGAATGTTTCAGGTGATATAATTAATTCTTGTTTAACATTACCAACAAGTTCATTAGAAAAATCATGAGTCTTTTTCTTTTCTTTATGATCCATAAGATGTTCACAATCTTTATTAAAATCATCAATAAGTTCTTGAGGTAATTTACAATGTCCAATAGATGGACCAAATGGTCTGTATATTTTTAGTTCTTTATTATCTTGGTTTAAGTTACTATAATGGCTCATGAATAATCCCTTTCAATTATCATCTCTAGAAAATGAATAGCTTTCAATATATCTTGTTTCTTACCCTTGTCTTGATGACGTACTATATATTTTATAGCATTACCCTCTGGAAATAGCATTTTGTTTTTTACTACAAACTCACTAGGTTGGATAACATACTTTTGATAGTGTGATCCTCCATGTTGTTTTTTCCAAACTTTACTCATTGAATGTAAGCCTATAGTTCTTTTCTTTATGTGGTCTTTCTGATTTGTTTTGTATTATTTTATTTTGCATATCAGTTATATTATATATATCAAGTTTCATAGCTTTTGCAAATTTAAGTGAGGCATATTCTGGATTAAGATCTGCATAATGACATATCATTTTAAAGTTATTTGAATTACCTGTTAGCCAGGCAATAGCTTCTCTTTTATCTATTATTTTATACTTATATAAACCATCATACATAGCATCTTCGATGGCTTGTGTAATTATAGCTCTGAACAATTTAAGTTCAGGACTTTTCATTTATAACTTCATACGTCATTCGCTGATCTACTGCTTCAGCTTCTTGCCAGTTTAAAGTTTTTGGATCTATAGCATTTATTATTTTAAGTGCTTCTTGATCTGAATCTGCACTAATAATAACTTCAGTAAAAGCAGGAAGTATAACCCATTTCTTAAACTTATAGATCATATATTATTTTTACGTCTACTTGCTTCTAGTGTTCTGAATAGATCGATAATAAGTCCTTCTTTATCTCTTTTGTTCTCAAGCGTACTCGCTTTAACCTCTGCTTCAAATAATTCTTGAATAGCTTTTTCATAAGTATCGCTTCCATAGTATGATTGTTCTTTAGCAGAAATACTCTTATCAACTGTATTACCAGTGATATGGAGAGCTTTCTTTCTTTTAAGAAGCCTATCCAAATATTTAACTTGAGCATTTGATTTAGCATTCTCCTCGTCCGTCTCCGAGAGAAATTTTAAGGCATCTTCTAATCGCTTCTCTGTAATCATTTTTATTCTCCTTTAAATATAGTTTATATAACTTTTTTACTAATTCTTCATTAAATGTATTTATTCCTATCATTTCTAATTCTAACTTGAACATATGCATCCAAATAAATCTCCACTTTCATCTTTCATGACATGAGCATTAATAGGATAATCATAATAAGTTGTTAAATGTAATCTTAATATATCACAAAGATCAAAGCAATCTGTTTCTCCAAGAAGTTCAATTCCTTTAATCATTTCTTTTGTTATAGAAACTAAAGAATACATTCCATCATTTAATATTATTAATTCCATAAATCCTTTCTGTAAATAAAAAGGCACTGCTAGATGGGTCTCTAACCACTCTCTAACAATGCCTAGTTTTCTAACTCGAGGGAGATAAGAAATCGTTAAAATGGTGCATCATCAGATATATCTTCTACACTATCCATTTTAGAATTTAAGATATCTCTTACGATTAAATCTATATTTTTATGTATTTCTGGAGTAACTTCTTTACCAGAACTTAACCAAGCAGATACAAGATTGCTCATAGTTAATCTATACTTTTCTTTCCATTGAGCACCTACATCTCTAACAGCTTGAACTCCTTTTGGACTTACCATATTTCCATTAGGTACAGCAACTTCACCATCTAATAATTCTATTGAATTAGCAGTTTGGTATTGTTTACCATTTTTACTTGTTCTAACTGGTTGAGCTGCTATCTTTAATCTGGCACCTTGTTGCCATCTTGCAGTACCTAAAGCTTCACCATAGATAGTCATATCAGTACCATCATCTTTAGTAACGTATACTGTTACGCCACCATTATCTTTTTCAAACGCACGTTTAAAATTACATTCAAATGTTTGTGTTTCCATTTTGTTCCTCTTATTTATTTGTTTTATTATTTGACCTAATCGTTGCATAACTATTTATAAGTTATTTTAACGCTTTAGTCCATATGTCTTTTGCAAATACTTCAGCTGTAGGAGTACCCTTCCATCTGAAGTTGTCGCATACCAAAGGGAATATGCGTACAACATCCTCTTTAGTTTTACATATATCTAGTATATGTTCTATGTGTTTCATGGCATTTATGAGTATATTTAACTCATCTCTTTCTGTCATATCCACACAATATTGATCTTTTGGAGAACAATATAATAACATTGTTTCTTTACCAAATAGATCTCTGTATAGGCATTGTTGCCTTACATCAGCAGCTTTTGGATACCATTTAGGATCCACATGACCTGCTTTTAATCGTCTAATATATGCTGTTGCTTTAGTATCAATTATGACATCTTTGAACTCAAAGTCAGTCTTTCCGACTACATCATATTTTAGACCATATTTTTCACCACTTATTTGTTTTTCATTCTGAAACGAGACTACCTCACCAAACTCAGCTAAGTTTTCTACAAACTTGTGAGCTATAATTCCAGACCATTCACACTCAGGATCTTCAAAAGATCCTTCAGATTGGTTTACATATTGTTCTGTAGAATATTTTATGATATCTTCTTCTTTAGTGATTTGGTTAGATATTGCATAATGAGCAGCATCTTCTGCTGCTAATCCCATTTTCATTCTTGCATTAGGTTCTGACTCAAAATCAAATAACTCATTGATAATCCAAAATGCTGGACTATCAATAAACGTATTAGTCTTGGAGGCAGAATGTCTATATTTAATCTTCATATTTATCTCCTTATGGTTATTAATGTTCAAAAGTATTTAAGCGATACCTATAACATACCTATTAGTATGTTAAAAGGTAAAATTACTATAAAAAGTAGTAATCAGTATAAGATATATAATTTATCTATCTTATTATCCTGGCTATTGCACCCTACACAAGTGTATGGGAGCAAGAGCCTTATAGCTCGTCTCCATTCTTGTAATAAGAATAGAGTTCATCGTCTTTTTAATTTATATAACAAAAATGCTTCTTTCAAATCTTTTGTTGATAAAGCATTAGAATCTTATAAAGTACAGAATGCGTCAAATTGAAAAACCAGAATTAATCTCAACTATACGAGATAAGAAAAAAGTATGGTTAAACATTAGAGAATCTAGACTAATGTATATGTTCCACCGAAAACTCATATCTATTGAAGAATATGAGGCAGGTTCACGTTATAGATTAATGTGTGAACTTATGGGTGGAGGAACTGGCAACGTTATGAAAGAACGTATTGATGGTTCCAATACAGATTTTATTACTTCATCTCTTGGAGCTGCACTTGCAGTCAAAGATTGTGATGAAGAAATCGGCAAACTAATTTCAGAAACTATGAAGTTATTCTGTTGGTTTAATCATGGTATTATAGAGATAGCAGACATTGTAGGCTTATCAGAACGTAAAGCATCTAATAGAGTCCACGAAGGTCTTTCTAGACTAGCAATATATTATGGGTACAAGAAAGTGCACAACACTATCAGAGGACAAGGAACTAAGAATCAAAGATAAAAAATATCTTAAGTGGGTCTCTAGTAATCCTTGTATACTTTGCCAGAAATATGGGTGTAATGCTCATCACATTCAGTACGCTATGCCTAGAGGTATAGGTCAGAAAGTTGGTGATCAATTTACTGTTCCATTGTGTGTTAAACATCATAGTCAATTACATAATTGTAAGATGTCAGAACGTCAATTTTGGGAGAAAATAGACATAAATCCTATCCCAATATGTAGTATATTCTATAAACATTACTACGATATGTGGAAAAATAAGAATTTTTTCTATGATGACTCTAAATTATGGTTAGATGTATACAACAAACTTGTACCTAAGATACAAAATAGCGTTGATTTTCTACTGCAACCCAAATAGTTATTGTAGATATCCTCGCCAGAGGTATGTAAATTATGAGCAAAATATTGAAGTTTCCAAAGAAGAAAAAACCTTATTCAGATAAGTTTTTAACAGGTGTCAAACCTGATGCTATTGGAGACTATATCAAGAGACAACATCCACATTTATCATTGAAAGCTGCAGATGCTATGGCTTTAGCTATAATCTATAGCACTTACTTACAATTAGTTTTTGAAGAAGAAGGCGATATACCTCCTTCTTTTGAAGAATTTGACAAATACATTTGGGCAGCTCATGACAAAAAAACGTTACATTAAGAAAAAGAAATCTATAAAAGATTCTAGTACTAATGACATTCCCTACATCAAGTGTAGAGTAGAATGGGTAGATTGCTTAAGTGATTCAGCTTGGGCATCTGAAAAAGAATTTAAAAACATGAAACTGGCTAAACCAGTTAATGAAGGTTGGATCTTTTCCAAAGATCGATACTCTATCAAAATGTTTGCATCATATGATAAAGAAGATGATGGCACAATTACATTTGGTGATAGAACAATGATTCCTAAATCTTGGGTAGTTAAAATTACTGAAATTTAGCAAGGACGCTGGAACAAGAACCTTTCGGTGATATATCATAACAGTCTCAACGTCCTCTAGGAGCTAACGAACCAGGCAGTCTCCCACCTGGCTCTATCTATTTTGCTTGGGTCTTTATTTTATAGAGATCTCTCCTCCACAAAACAGAATTCTTAAATTCCTTTTTTCATATATTCTTGAATGACTGCTTCAGCACCTTCATCAGGTTTAGGATAGCTTAAGCTTTCAAGTCTTTCTTTAGACAATTTTAATTCTTCTTTAACATGATCTTTAGCGTGTTCTAATACTTTAACTAATTCTGGATAATTTCCATAGAAAATTCCATAAATAGATAAATCATTTATCGCTGCTGTCACTCGATTTAATCCTTTTATCCTTTTTTCTATTCTCAATATCTGGCTGTCTGCTTGGATCATTTTCCATCTCCTTTATCTTACGTTTTAGTTTATCTATTTCTAATTGCTTAGTAGCAACTAAAGCTCTTAATGCATTTTCATTACTCAATGTGACCTCATTTCTGTTAGATGTATATCTAACTGTTCTATTAGTTGTTCATATTCTACAATCCATTTTTGTAAAATCAAGGAATGTTTATCGTGTAAAAAACCACACGCAATAGCTCCTCCAAGAACAGATACAGATTCTTTTGCATCTGATATTTGGTTTTCTAACATTTCTATTTCTTTAGCTTTGCCTTTGTTTTTAGATATAACTTCTAAATGTTCATCTTTTAACTCTGTCATTTATCTCCTTTTTCATCAGCAGGTATTTCTACTGCTGGTCTAGCTTTATTTAATCTATCAACTTCTTTGTTAATAGCATTTTTAACATTATCATATCTTAATTGTGTAAGTTGATGATTTTCACGTTCTAAATCTAACTCTTTACGAAGTTTTAAGATTTCTTTTTCAAGATCATCAATTATTTTAAGAGTACTCATACCTTCGTTCATGCTGCCTCTTTTACTTTTTTAATTATAGCTACATGACCTGCAATAAAATCTCCTGGTATACATTGATGACCAGTTCTTTCTTGCCAAGCATACCATGCTTCAGTAGCTTTTTTGTTTTTAACTATCGTTGATTTCATTTTACTATTTTCATCCATATACATATCAAATGATCTGTTAGATATATCTTTATCATATCCTTTAGATATTTCAATCATATCAGTACTTAGATGTTTATACATTTCCTGAAATGTTGGTTTATAGTTCATTATGAATGATTCTGTACCAGTTTCTGGTCCTTGATCAGTCCATATAGCTTTCCATATTATAAGTTTATACATATTATTGCTCCTCTCTATCAGTACCTGATGGTACGAATCTAACTTGGACTTGAATATCATCATGACTACAATCCCAAGATTCTTTTAATGAATTAACTAATGATTCTAATTTACATAGCTTCATCATTTCATCATTAATTAAATGATTTTTCATTTCTAATGGTTTTTGTTTTTTATTTGGTTCACTATATTCTCTATCGTATTTATATATAGCTAATTTATCTATCCACATTATGCCTCCTCTATTGTTAATAAATATTCTTTACCATCTATTTTAAAACTAACATCTGCAACTGGAAAATCGCTTATGCTTA